ATGCTTATAATACTTCATATCATACTAAATTCCCTGAATTTCTTAAAAAGATATATAGTATACCTGAATCCTTTACTTATACATATGTTCGTTGGTTTCATAAGCATAGTGGCAGAGTATTGACAACTACGCAATCAATGGTAGATCAGTTATATGACCATAAATTTAAAACTAACATAGTAGCTTGGACTAGGGGAGTAGATCGTGAATACCTACAGCCAAGTCGAGTATGGAATCACGATCATTATATAGGCTTAAAGCCACTAGTCTTGTATGTAGGTCGAGTAAGTAAAGAAAAGAATTTGGATGCGCTATGTAAACTACAACATAAATATAAAATTCATATCGTAGGTGACGGTCCTGATCGCATAAGATTAGAACGAGAATATCCTGGGGTAGAGTTTTTAGGATACAAAACAGGTCAAGCGTTAGCAGATTGTTATGCTTGGGCTGATGTATTTGCTTTTCCCAGTTTAGGTGACAAATTTGGAATAGTTATTATAGAATCACTAAGCTTGGGAACACCCGTAGCAGCATTCCCTGTACAGGGCCCACTAGATATATTAGAAGAAGGCGTAACAGGATACATGTGTGATGATTTATCTACTAGCATAGACAGATGTTTATTACTAAACAGAGATAAAGTCAAACAATCTAGTGAACGATGGACTTGGGAAAATTGTTGGGAAGTCTTTAAAGAAAATTTAACGGAACTAGAAAATAAGTAACATCATGGAAATAAAGCAAGCAACTGATTGGCAAACAGTATCAACTAAGATCAGGCGAGAGTTAACTGAAATAAAGTATAACCCAGACCTATACAAAATGCTCAAAAATATTGACGCAATGGTAACTGAGATTTCTAAGCTAGAAGTTATCTATCGCAGGGCTATCTCTAGGCCCGCACTAGACGCTAAGTTAGCAGACGCTAACAAAGCAATCTCACATTTAGAGAAATTGATCCTCATGGCCAAGCTTATGAACTGATGTAAACTTGAGTTTACATGTCAACTCAGGCTTACACTATGACAAATGTCACAAAACTGTGTCTAACCCTAGATTTGACATTAAATGGGCATCAGTGTATAATAGCTTTATGAACTCGACAATCACCCGCAAGCGCAGGACCGATCGCAATCAAGTGATTTACTTTATCCAAGATAAAGTGACCCTTGAGCAGTACATTGGCCTGACTGCACTGTCATTCAATGGCAGCGTCTTTAAGACTCTTCGCCGCCGCATGCAAAAGCATATGCAACGGGCCCTTGCTGAAAACAAAGATTGGGGCCTCAGCCGTGCTTTGCGCGAACATGGTGGCGAGCGTTTTGTCTTTGGAAAGTTAGAAATCGTTCGTGGCAAGCGTCCCGCTCATGCCCGCGAGACTGAACTGATCAATTCGCTGCAACCCAAGCTGAACACATTTGGCGTCAAGGTTTGAGTGATTGCTATTAAATAGTTATTTAGAAAAGGAAAACTCATGAGTATTGTATTAGAAGCAAGCTTATCCAGAGTTTGGCAACATTTTAATAGTGACCGCCCAGTTGCATTGCTAACTGGTTTCAGAGGTGAGTACACTAAAGAAGAGAACCTACGCAGAAATGCGGCTTTAGCGGCCGACATTAGAAATCTTGGCCTAGGTTTCTTTTATGTTGATGGATACTGGATAGAAAACCAAGGTACTCCTGATGAGCGAAAAGTCAGTGAAGATAGTATTTTTGTAATAGGTGAGCCTAGCACTGATGAAAAATTCTTAGATGCCATCGTGAAGTTTGGTCGTCAGTACGATCAAGATGGGGTCTTGGTAAAAACTAAGGATTCTGTAGCTATCTATGATAAGAATGGTGAAGTGCTGTATCCGCTTAATAAATTGAATCCAGGAAAACTGGGAACAATGTATACTAAGCTAAGAAACAATAAGCATACAAATACCTTTGTCTTTACTGAAGAACGGGTTGATCGTGGTTGGGCAGGTCGATTTACCGCTTGAATAAAGAACCGAACCTAAAATGAATGCATGGGATCATCTACCAAACGCGATACATATCGACCGTGTATTGGCTTCGGTTAAGTCACATCCCGAATTATGGAATAAGGCATGGTATCAGGCAGAGGCACCGCATGGTGTGTGGGCATGGAATCTGGCATGGATGCAGGCAAGGGATCAGGCAAGGTATCAGACAGGGGATCAGGCATGGGATCAGGCATGGGATCAGGTAAGGTATGGTGCAAGGGGTACCATACTTGCACTAGTCGCATATGATGATTGTGCCAAGTACCTAAATCTTCCCATTGACCAACTACAAATGCTTTACCAGTTGGCTGATCATCCAGCTTGTCTACTACTACAACCAGCAGTCTTGGTATTCGCAAAGGAAAAGGAACTAGTCCAAGGTTGACAATAAATGGATTAGGGCGTATAATACTCTTATACACTGAAATATGGGAATTTTAATGAAAATCGAAATCGAAAACTACTTGGCAGCTATCGCTAATGACTATGCGCGATGGATCTCTGTCGCTGATAGTGCTAATGAAAACATCGTGCGTATTCGCACCGAGAATGTTTCGGAATTCTGTGCTGGACTGACTATCGAAGAAGGCAGCAAGTATATCAAGGTTATCTCTGGCGCTCGCGGTCAACGGTCGGTGCATTCGTTTATCGTCAAAAAAGACGATGGCAAATTCAAGGCCGGCGACATTCTAAAGGCAGCATCTTGGGCAGCACCCGCTAAGAATTTTAGCCGTGGCAATGTGCTGACTGGAAATTTTGGGTCAGTTCATTGGACTGGCGCGCAATAATCTGTTTGACAATAAATCCCTGATTCTATATAATCACTTCACACTTCACACTTAAACAACAGGAGTAGCAAAAATGGCTTCATCAGTTTCAGACAATCTTACGCTTACCTCAGTTCAGGTCCGCAAAGCATTGCTCAAGTCTTTCAAGGTTCAGCGTCCCATCTTTCTTTGGGGTCCTCCCGGTATCGGCAAGAGTGAGGTTGTCGCCGAGATTGCCGAAGAACTGGGCGGTCATATGATCGACCTGCGTATGTCGCAAATGGAACCCACTGACATTCGTGGTATCCCGTTCTATAACAAAGAACTGGGCAAGATGGATTGGGCTCCCCCAATCGAACTGCCTGATCAGGAACTGGCTGACCAGTATCCCATTATCGTACTCTTCCTCGATGAGATGAATGCTGCCCCGCCAAGTGTGCAGGCTGCGGCGTATCAGCTTATTCTCAACCGACGAATTGGTAAGTATAAGCTGCCCAAGAATGTTGTGCTGGTTGCTGCAGGTAATCGTGAGTCAGACAAGGGCGTGACTTATCGTATGCCCAAGCCCCTTGCTAATCGTTTCTTGCATTTGGAAATGCGTAGTGATTTTGCTTCATGGCAGACTTGGGCAGTGGATAAAAAGATTCACAAGGACGTAGTTGGTTACTTGAGTTTTGCTAAACAGGATCTCAACGATTCTGATAGTAACTCCAGCAGCCGAGCTTTCCCAACTCCTCGTTCATGGTGCTTTGTCAGCGACCTGCTTGATGATGACGACACTGATACTGATACTCTGTTCAATCTGGTTGCAGGTGCAGTTGGTGACGGTCTGGCAGTCAAGTTCATGGCTCATCGCAAAGTGTCCGGCAAAATGCCCTCGCCCACTGACATTCTGTCTGGCAAGGTCATGGATCTGCAAGTCAAGGAAATCTCGGCAATGTACTCGCTGACTATCTCTATGTGCTATGAATTGAAAGATGCACTGGATAACAAGCGGGTCAGCAACAAAGAGTTCCATGTGATGGCTGATAACTTTTTCAACTATATCATGGCTAACTTCGAAACGGAGCTGGTTGTTATGGGTGCAAAGATTGCCCTCAAAACTTACAAGCTGCCCATCGATCCCGTTCAACTCAAGAACTTCGATACTTTCCATAAGAAATATGGCAAGTACATTGTTGAAGCAGGCAACTGATTGGTGTCAGTTGTCTACTACTCAGGTAAGAGGTAATACTCTTACCTTTGGGTGAGAATTATTCTCACCCTTTTTTTACGGATAGCAGTATGA